TGGGTCTCTCGCGGCGGCAAGGTGCTGGGCGGCATGAAAACGCTTGGGGCATTGTCCACCCGTGCTGAGAAGGCAGCCAAGATTGCCAAGGCCCGTGCAGCTGGTCTGACTGGCCGCGCTGCCAAGGAAGCCGCTGAGAAAGCTATGGAGGGCTTCAGCGGCAGACAGGTGGTCCGTGGGATCGTGTCGGGGGCTATCGGTGACAACATCATCTTCACCAAGGATGAGGAGAACCTCTCAGCCCTGCTGACGCAGTTCCCTGGCCTCCAGGACTCCGTGGCAAGCCTCCTGGCTGTCGATGAGGATGATAGTGAGCTTGTCCAGCGCCTCAAGGTGACTGTCGAGGGTGCAGGTCTCGGGCTTCTGTTCGAGCCGATTGCCTACGGCGTAAACCGCATCAGGGCTGGCAGGGCAGTCCGTGCATCCAATCCTGGAGCGACCTCAGACGAGATTGACCGCGCTGTGGACGAGGCAGTCGGCCCGCCCCCCGAAGCTCGAGTCCCTGATGCTGAGGATGCGGGGCAGCTGCCCCTGTTCCCTGAAGCGGACCCTGTTGATGCTGGCGCAGTCACGCTGGACATGACCGATGATGAGATCGTGCAGGCAGGCTTCAATGCCGAGCAGATCAGCCGCGATCTTGATGAACTCATCGCAGAAGAGGCCAGCCGGATTGACAACGGGCTTGACGATATCCCCAACCCGCGTGCATCGGGGGTCAAGAAAGCTGACCTGATTGCCAATGTGGTGATGAGGAACGGCATCAACCTGGACCGCATTGGTTCTGATGCCTCCGTCAACACCTTGGTCCGCGCAGTGGAGAGCGTCCTGAACCGTAAAGACGCCTTCCGCATCGCTGGCACGGATGCTCAGGAGGTCATGGATGATGCCGCCAAGTGGTTTGCTGAAAGGCACAACATGGACATGGGCACGGCGGCGGCCCGACTCCTCGATGGGGTCGAGGGCGATGACCTTGTGGGTCAGGCCAAGCAGATGCTTACCCGTGTGACCAGTCTCAAGGCGTTCTACGGCTCCGCGGCTGGCAAGATGAAGGAGCTGATGACTAAGCATCAGCAGGGCCTTGCCACTCTCCAGGACAAGTACGACCTCCTGCGGGCATACGACATGATGATGCGGACTACCGAAGCGTACTCCGACATCAAGTCCTTCTTCGGTAAGGGTCTTGCCACTCTGCGTAGGGACTCCTACACCAACCTCGAGATCCCTCGAGAGTTTGTGGACGCCGCTGACATGGAGCAAGTCCTGCGCCGCGCTGGTGGAGAGAGGAGGGTTGACGAGCTAATCACCAGGATTAGTGCCCTGAGCGAGGGCCGCACTGGAGATGAGCTTGCTGGGGCACTCACAAGGACTATGGAGCCGACCTGGTTCCAGACCTTTGGCGAGGTCCATGAAGAGCTTTGGCTGAACAACCTTATCGGTGCCCCCAAGACGCTGTTCTTGGCAACCACGGGGTACGCCAACGCCTACTGGAAGGGCATCCAGAGGACTCTTGGGGCTGCTTTGGATGCAGCTGATGCTTACCTGCTCAACACGGGCAACAAGGAGCGCATTGGTCAAGCTCGCAAAGAGCTATACGCTGCTGCCAGGTATGACTACGAGTTGACCGTTGGGGCGACCAGCCACTTCATCAACAGCCTCATCTACAGCACTAAGAGCTTTGTCCGCGGTAAGCCCATCTTGGCGAACGCCAGGTCCCTGGACGCAGAGAAGGGCGGCCTTACTGCCGACAACATCAGCAAGCTGGCGGGCGGCATTGACATGCTCAGGGGGGACCGCCCTCTTGGGAAGATCCTCTTGGACCGGGGCCTGCTGTTTGCTCTCAAGGTTCCCAACCGCCTTATGACCTCGATTGACGAGGGTGCCAAGCAGTTCCAGGCGCGTGCTACTGCCTCAGCCAAACTGGCTATGGAGTATGAGGACAAGGTGGCTTTGGGTGCCTTCGGAGATGCCATCCCGTCTCGGGGTGAATACATCAAGGGGCGCATGGACACCATCATCCGCGAAGGCCAGCTTTACAGCAAAAGCCGTGTGTATGAGGACATGCTGGCTAAAGCCCCTGCCGAACTTGGTGACGACGCCAAGCAGAGGTGGGCAAAGAATGAGGCCCGCCGGATCTACGCCGCCAACAAGAACGACAGTGCCTTGGCCGAGTTTGTCGGTAATGATGCTCTGGACAGCGCGTTCCAGACCCCTTTGGCCCGTGGTGGGCGTGCCCAGGCGTTTGACAACTTGATCCGCAAGACTCCTGCGGCATACATGGTTGCGCCGTTCCGCAAGACGCCAATCAACATTCTGACCAGTGCTATGCAGCACATCGACTTCCTCAGCGCGAGGAAGCTGGCGAATAACCCCAAGACTGCTGCCTCGCTTGCGCGACTCAAGGAGGGCAACAGCCGCTACATCGCTGAGATGACCTCAGGCGACCCTATGCAGCGTTCTCAGGCTATTGGCCGCCTTGCGTCTGGCGCTGGCCTTCTGGCTTACGCCATGAACGCTACCGAGCCCGACGAGAACGGCCAGGTCCGCATGACTGGCCGAGGTCCTGCTGACCGAAAGCTAAGGGACCTCTGGATCCAGTCGGGCAATCAGCCCTACTCAATCCGCATTGGTGATGGCTGGTACAGCTACCAGCGCATCGACCCGTTTGCCACGCTGCTTGGCATTGTGGCTGACTTCAAGGACTACGCCCGCTTCAGCGAGGACACTCCTGAGCAGCAAGAGACGCTCTCCTTCCTTGTGGGCCAGACCATGAAGGCTGCTTCTCTCAATGTTGTTGAGAAGAGCTACCTGATGGGGTTCAAGAACTTCATGGATGTCTTGGATGCAGACGCTCCGCAAGCCCGCGTAGACGCCTTTGTCCGCAACATGGTCGCATCGCATGTCCCCAACATCGTCGGTGGACCCGTCCGAGAGACGAATGAGGATCTGGTTGAGATCAGGAATGTCCTCGACGCCCTGATGGCCCGGACTCCTGGTCTTGGTGAAGGTCTTGAGTCCCGCCGGAACATCCTTGGTGAACCGATCAAGGCGACCGGAAGCGCATTCGGGCAGGAGCCTGGCAGCTTTGCCGACTTCTTCATGCCTGTGGCCTACACCGAGGTCAGCGACGACTTGGTGATGAAGGAGTTTGCTGCCCTTGGGCACCGATTCACACCTCCTCGTCCTGAGCGTAACGGCTTGGACTGGTCTGATGTGCGCCGCGGCAATCAGTCGGCGTATGACTACTGGCTCGACCAGTCTGGCAAGATCAAGCTGGACGGCATGACCCTGCGTCAGCGCCTCAAGAAGGTCATCAAGTCTGATCGCTACCAAGCCATCGACCCCTCGCCCTTCAACGGTGAGTCCTCTCCGCGGGTGGCTCTCCTGCAACAAGTCCTGGGTGCGTACCGCCAAGCGGCTAAGGCACAGACTTACAAGCGTTACCCAGAACTCCTGACGAACGAACGCCTCCGAACCGTCAACAATGCGCTCCGTGCCAAGGGGCTTACTCCCATTGAACTCAAGCGATGACTAGCTTCCAGTCCTACACCGCGACGGCGGGCCAAACGCAGTTCGCAATCCCCTTCCGATTCATTCTGGAGGCGTTTGTCAAGGTCGATGTTGACGGGACTGAGCTTGCCCTAGACACCGATTACACGCTTACAGGCTCCTCCATCAGCGACGGGGTTTACTCCGGTGGTTCTGTGGAGCTTGTCACGCCCGCAGTCGGGGGTGAGACCGTCAAGGTCTACCGTGACTCGGGCATTGAAGATGTTTCTCGACTTGTGGACTTCGAGGCCGGATCGCGCCTCAAAGCCTCCGACCTCGACAGGTCAGCAATCCAACTCCTCCACCTGATCCAAGAGGTCAAAGACAACTCAGCTACCGCCGAAGACATGACCATCACCATCGCAGATGTCGTTGGGCTCCAAAGTGCCCTGGACGGCAAAGCCGCTAACTCCGTGTTCGCAGAGGGGGCCAACGGCATTGTCCCTGGACCCAACGCTAACCAGATTGCCAACCAGTATGTGCTGTCTGCTGCTGGCACTTGGGTCCAGCAAGCCTCTGGAGGAGGCACTGGCGGGTCCTCGACCTTCGTGGGCCTGACGGACACCCCCGCCACCTTGTCAGGCTACGGAGGCCAGTTCCTCCGTGTTGCCGCTGACCCCGTGGACGGCCTCGAGTTTGCCACCGCTACCACTGACCTGGGCGACCTTCTGGATGTCAGCTATGGTGGCCTCAGCCAGCCCAATGACGGTGACGCGCTGGTCTACAGCGGCACGGGCACTGAATGGCGACTGTCGCCCAGCCTGAGCGTGGATCACACCAGCAACCAGCTGTACCAGACTGGAACGATGCTGGTCGTGGACTCTGGCGGCGACTACACCGCTCTCCCGGTCCCTGCCAGCAGCGATGGCAAGGTTCTGACCATCAACAGTGCGGCGGCCAACGGCCAAAGCGTTGAATGGCAGACGCCATCTGGAGGCGGCCTCTCAGGCTACTTCTTCGCCCAAGGCGTGACTGGCAGCGACCTTGTGTATGAGGACGGCGGAAATGTCACCTGGGACACTGCTACGGTCAACCAAGGCAGCCGCTTCAACCTTACTGGCGGACGCACCGGGAATAACTGGACAGCGTTTGGTGGAATCTTGCACAGCACGATCATCGGCAACTCTTGCCTGAAGGTCCAAGCAGCAGGCAACTACCTGTTCCGCTGCACCTACTGCATCAAGAACACCAGCACGACAACCGCCTACCGCTTCGTGCTGAACCCGATGCACATGGATGTTGCGGGCGGCTCCAATGTCTTCGTCGCCTTCAACCCGCGTGGCGAGACCTACATCCAGCCTGGAGAGACCGCTACGATCAGCGTTTCGTTTATGAAGGCTATGGGCAACCAGGACCAGATCACCTTCTATATGTTCGGCAGCGATGAGTCTGGGTCAGCCACGGCTGGCTATGGCAACATCGAGATCCAGCAGAACCGCGCAACTCTTGAGGCGATGGCCCTGAGCTGATATGGCTATTGTTAGCGGATACGGCAAAGACCGTATGAGGGTCGGTTTCGGAGCCCTCACCAACTACAACTCCTACAAAGCCTTTGGGCTGGGCTTGGACCGGGAGATCGCCTACTACTGGCAACGGGCCTTCAAGGACGACTACGGGGCCTTCAACATCCCCGTGAAGCTGTCCCTGCCTGCCACTGAGACGGTCACGATCTCCTGGTCATTCAGCGGCGATGCTGTCGCGGGAACGCACTTCACCGAGATTGCTCCCTCCCGCACTGCTGATATCCGCAACGGCCAGCAGGAGTACCTTATCCCGATCAGCTTCAATGGCGTCGGCAAGTGGTTCAAGGAGAAGGAGCTAATCGTGACGCTCTCCTCCACCAACGCTGCCATCGTGGAGGACCAGGATCAGGTGCGGCTCATCATCCATGCGTCCACCGCTCCCCCGGAGATCACGGTCTCCACTACGCTGACGGGAGACTTTAGTGCCACCAACCTGCTGGACCCCGAAACCGACTGGACTGTCGGAACTGGAACCGTTGGCAGTTGGGCGGCGCAGGGCACTGATGCTGAGAATGTGAGGGAATTGCTTACTGACCCGTATGGGGAAACTTCCGTCATTTGGAAAGCGGTCAATGTCGAAAGTGTCAACCTATTTGACGGAGGCTACAACCGCCCGTTTGTAACGGTTGATCCGACGAAAACATATCGCGTAAGTTTCTGGGTCAACACAAAAGATACAACAACAGGCATTGTTCGGCTTGCGTTCAGTAACGGATCTAGAGTTCGTGTCTCCGATGGAGCAAGTTCGACTGGACTTATTTATGAGGGCACTGACAAATTCCCTGCCAACGAGTGGGTTCTAATAGTCTCCCACATTCATCCTTATAACTACACTGGATCACCGAGTACAGATTCGGGAGCTTACAAGAAAGACGGGTCCCCTCTTCCTGCGCTAAGTGTAATAGACTTCAAGTGGAACAGCGTCAGCGATACTCTAGCCAGCATCCGTGACACTTTTTACGGAGATCCGTCTGATAACAACGAAAATGTTTGGTTCTGGGACCCTCGCATGGAAGTCGTTGACGGCACCGAGCCGTCGATTGCTGACCTGCTGGGCGGATACAACACCATCACTTTCCCCTCAACCTTCACGGCCTCCTACGCCCCTGAAGAGGACATCACGGTGCGCTACAAGGTCAGCGGCACGGCTGCTGACGGTGTAGGTGCCAACTCCGGGGATGCCACCATCGCGGCGGGAAGCACCACGGCCACCCTTGCGCTGCCCTATGGCGGCACTCACGCTTCGGGATCGACTGTGGTGCTCTCTGCTGACTATGAGCGGAACACTGTGGCGTTCACTGAGCTTGATTGGGACCCTGACACGGAGACCTTCTCCTCCTCAAGGGATGTCCATGTGGACGAGAATATGTGGCCGTTCTCTAACGATGTCCCGGCCATCGGATACGACTCGGAGACGCAGAGGTCAGCCCCTAAGCCTTGGTGGCCTGGGTATCCTTCTACGCTGTTCCCTGACGGGGCGACCTTGGTTGCAGGCCACGGCGATGATGGGGACTACACGGTAGTTGACATCGTGAACCAGTCCACGGGCATCGACCGCCTTGAGGACCCTGTTACGGGCAACTCCCTGAAGTACCAGGTCCCGAACGACAATGTGCAGTCGGGCATCCCTTACATCCGCAACAGCTTCAACGCTCAGTGGGCGGGCTCTAGGAGCTTGGCGCACATCCTGAAGCCGTGGACGCGGGGGAGCATCCGTGTGGTTCCGATGGTGGGCGTGGATGTGGGCAAGAACGCCAAATACATGACCATCAGCCAGCGGGTGCGGTCCCAGAACCTCAACCACTACGCGACCTTTGCCTGGAAGAACGATTCCACTGGCATGAACACCTCTCTGACTGAGGGTGTGTCGCTCAACGGCACGACGGTTCCGGTCTTCACTGCTGCGGATGGGACTAAAATCTGGATCTGGCAAGTCAACAGGCCCACGCCTGAGATCGAGTCCCTTGGTCTGGCTGGCGCTTGGGGCGTGTGGTATGGCGCGTTCGAGGACGAGCACGGACTCGGCATCTACCACATCCACAACCTCAACCCGAATGTGGAGTGGGAGTTTGTGAGGAGTGATGGCAGCACCGAAATCCGCTACGAGACCCCTGGGGTGGATAAGGGCAACCACATCATCTACCCCACTGGCCTCGGTGAAGACCTCAACGACATCCGCACCAACAGCAAGGGCAACCTGTCTCACTCCTACAGGACTGAGATGAGCGACAGCGTGCTTTCAGGTCCCCCCACGGACTTCTGGCCCGCTTCGGGCTTGTTCTGGACGCCTTGGGGCAACGCCGTCATCAACCCGTCCTCCACTACAAGCGTGACTTTCACGAAGGCATGATCCAGTGGAGCAATACCTTGCCATCGCATCCGGCGTAGCGGGCGGTCTGGCAGTCAGCTTCAAGCTGCTCAGGTGGGCTTACAGAGCCGTCCAAGATGTTCAAGAGAAGCTGGACATCATCGAAGGCCTGTCCAGGGAGCTAGTGCCCAATGGGGGCACCTCCATGCGGGACTCAATGAACCGCGTGGAAGCCAGTGTGGTCACTCTGACCTCCAAGCTCCGCATGATCGTTCAGCTGAACGAGTGGGACGCCTTCGAGACTGACAGCAAGGGCAACTGGACCTGCTCAACGGGCAAGTTCCATGAGTATGTCGGCCTCGAGCAGCGGGACCTCTTGGGGTACGGTTGGCTGAATGCAGTCCACCCTGACGACCGCGAGAGGATCTCTAGGGAGTGGGCTGTTGCCATCAAGCAGGAGCGGGACTGGATTGCCAAGTTCACCACTAGGCACATTGAGACTGGTCAGTGCCGCGAGTACCGGATCAAAGCCCAGGCGTTGCGCCTGAACGGCAAGCTGATCGGGCACCTTGGACTGATCGAGAAGGACTATTCAGAGGAGGAAACCCTTGGCTGACCACTTCAAGACCCTGCACGAAGCCTTGGTGTCAGAGCTACTGACCCGCGTGCAGTCTGGTGAGGCTACCCCTGCGGACCTGAATGTGGCGCGTCAGCTGCTAAGGGACAATGGGATCATGTCGGCACCCAACAACAAGCCCGTCATCAAGCTCGCAGACCGTCTGCCCAAGTTCGATGACCATGAGAGCGTGCCCAGCAAGCCTGCTAAGGAGGCTTAGTGCAGTACGACTACCAGGATGAGGCCCTCAGGGACTTCCGGGCCTTCCTGTGGCTGGTATGGCAGGAGCTCAACCTGCCTGAGCCCACCCCAGTCCAACTGGACATCGCCCAGTACCTCCAGCATGGCCCTCGAAGGCGCATGGTGCAGGCGTTCCGGGGTGTGGGTAAGTCCTGGATCACCTCTGCCTATGTCCTCTGGCGTCTCTACTGGAACCCTCAGGAGAACATCCTGGTGGTGTCGGCCAGTAAGGAGCGTTCGGACGCCTTCTCGATCTTCACTCAGCGCCTCATCAGGGACATTGAGTGGCTGAACGCCCTTATGCCCCGCGAGGATGAGGGCCAGAGGAAGTCTATGGTCGCCTTCGATGTCGGCCCTGCGGGTGCATCGCACGCCCCATCAGTCAAGTCGGTGGGCATCACAGGCCAGATGACGGGATCGCGGGCTGATTGCCTGATTGCGGACGATGTTGAGTCCCTCTCGAACAGCGACACCCAGCTGAAGAGAGACAAGCTGTCTGAGGTGGTCAAAGAGTTCGACGCCATCCTCAAGCCTGAGGGCCAGATCATCTACCTGGGGACCCCTCAGACTGAGGAGAGTGTCTACAAGCACCTCCCTGAGCGTGGCTACGACATCCGCGTATGGCCCGCTAGGTATCCCAAGGAGGAGAAGCTCGCCGCTTACGACGGCTTGAACCGCTCCTTGGCCCCAGTCATCAAGAGCAAGCTGGTGGTCGATGACCGCTACCAGGGACATCTCCAGTGGATGCCCACGGACTCCCAAAGGTTCAATGAGCTTGAACTTGCGGAGCGTGAGGCCAGCTACGGGCGCACTGGGTTTGCCCTCCAGTTCCAGCTAGACACCAGCCTCAGCGACCAGGAGCGTTACCCCCTGCGGGCTAGGGACCTGATCGTGATGCCCTTGGACTCTCACACGGCTCCCGAGCGCGTGCTGTGGAGCGGGGACCTCCAGAACCGAATCAAGGACCTCGAGTGCGTGGGGATGGCTGGAGACGGCTTCCAGCGCCCCTACAAGGTCGAGGGCGACTATGACGGCTACAAGAGCGCCATCATGTCCGTGGACCCTGCTGGACGGGGCCGAGACGATACGGCTGTGTGCGTGGTCAAGGAGCGCCTAGGCAAGCTCTATGTCACGGCCTGGGAAGCCCTGCCAGGTGGCTACGACAGCGACACCTTGGAGCGCATCGCCAGGATCGCCAAGGAGCAGGAGGTCCACCAGATCATCGTGGAGAGCAACTTCGGTGACGGCATGTTCAACAGCCTGCTGGCCCCGATCCTCTACAAGATTTACCCAGTCGCTTTGGAGGAGGTCCGCCACTCCAAGCAGAAGGAGCGAAGAATCGCGGATGTCCTTGAGCCTGTTATGGGCGCTCATGCGCTCATCATTGACGAGGATGTAGTCCGCAGGGACTACTCCACACGGGCTGATCTCCCCTTCGAGGACCGCCTCAGGCGCATGGGCATCTACCAGATGACCCGCCTCACCCGCCAGAAGGGTGCCCTGGTCCACGATGACAAGCTCGATGCCTTGAGC